CCCAACATTTATCGGGTCTTTCAGGGTAGACTAGACTAGCTATCTGCTTAGATGCGTTCTTAGATGGATAGCCATGATTGATTTTATAGCCTAAGAACGTAAGTCGGGAAATATCCGTAGAAAATCCAGACTTTTCAACATTAACCTTCATTCCAAGTGAGGATAAGACATCAGATACATGATCAGGTGTGAAATAGTCATTGGTTGAAATTATCGAGTCGTCACCAAACACTAATACATTTTGTATTTTAATATTACACTTTAAAGCAGCATATTGTAGTAAGATGTAATTGCATATACTGCCAACCAATTGTGTAAAATAGCTGCCACTCGCTAATCCTGAACGTTTTAGATAACGCTCACCATTGCACATTCTGATTCGTGTATTTATCATGTACTCCTGCAGCATGTAATACATTTTAATCAGAGATGAAGCCACTGGTATACCTTCATCTTGATAATGTGTAAAGTCAATATTTAAAGCCAAGATATCAAATGCGATGCGTATTAACCAGGCGGGTACTGTTTTGTCGAATTTGGTAAAATCCACTCCAAGATTGTATTTGGATTTGAATTCATTCCAAATCTTTCGCATTCCACCAATTCCGGTCTCGTATCCATAGGCCAACGGCGTTCTTTGACGGCGATACTCGCGAATTAATGGAAGTGCAAACATTGCTTCAGCAAAGGTGACTGTTGCTGGATAGCCCCACACTGCTCGCACTTTGGTCTCCCCCTTCTTACAGATATGTGTTCGAATATATGCACAGCAATCAGGTAACGTGAATCTACGACCACACTTTATTCGATGCCAAAACCAACGAATTCTTTGAATAGCTTCAGGACTATTCCGGATATCTGCTTTTGTTTTATACCCATGTGTTGTCCAAGGTAAACCTGGAGATGAATTCCAAATTGGTAGATCTTGTTTGAAAACATCGTTGAGATGCATGACTGGTACTTGACGTTCCAATCGAAATGCACGAACAGCGATGCGGACTGCTTCATCAAATAAAGGATCATTCGGTC